CTCTATCAGGTCGCACTGGTTCTGGATGTCGTGGCTCTTCACGGCTGCAAATGCCTCAAAATCGCCATTCACCATCTTGCCTATTATAATTGAGTTTCCGTTCGTTGCCATATCTTATGTCTGTTTAATGTTACTTAAAGAATGCCAGTTCGCCTTTACCCGTGCGTCTGCCCCAGCGGTCAGCCACCAGAGCGATGTCCTCACCTCTGAGCACTCCTACGATGCGCCCGTTGCCACCGCCACCATCCTGAAGCTGACTTGCGAGTGCTCCCGTCTGAGCGCGATTCAATACCACCTCGCCAGCATTGAGCATAGCGGGAATCTGGTCGCCAGAGAAGGTGTTGCCCGCTACGATACCACCTTCGGCATAACCCGTTGCACTGTGGATGGCAGAGATAGTTGACATCATCGTGCCAAGACCGCCAGCGATAGCGGCAATCCATCCGAACACACCGAGCTTTGAATCTTTAGCCGTAGCCATTGCGAATCCGAGTGCGATATTGGCAACCGCTTCGGCTACGATACCCATAATCTTTGCCGCTGGGTTGTTGATACCTGCAAGGGCACTGCCGACACTACCGATGGCACTTGCGGCATTTGCCCATGACTTCTGAGTATCTTTACCGCCTTTGATAAGGTCTTGCATAGCCTTTAATGCGTCACCCTGTAATCCCTTCGCAGCTTCGTTGATCTGCTCAGCGATAGATATGCTTCCGAGGCCTGTGGCCTGAATGGCGTTGCCGTCGGGAGTATTACCGAGTAACTTGCCCTGCTGATTCTCACGGAAGAGTGCGGCCTGATTGTTCATCGCTTTCAGTTTGTCTTCGGCTGCGATGAGTTGCACAAGTAGGTCGTTCCTTACCGCCTCGCCTGCCTCACTCCATTTCTTGCGCAAGTCGCTTACGAGAGCACTCTGTGCGGCAATAGAGTCTGCGGCATAGGTCGGGGCTGTGGTGGTTTTGGTTCTCCCACCACCGCCACCAGTTTTTGGCGTGGATTTTTCTTTCTTATTCAGTACACGTGAGAGTTGCTTGTCTATCTGGGCAATTTCCTCACCTGTGCGCTGGGCTTGCTCACCAAGCGACTGAAGAGCATCCAACTCTGTGTCGTTTAATGCTCGCAGAGCCTCTCCCATCTTCTCTTCGGCTGTGACTGCGAACTTCTGAATGTAAGAGCCAGAGCCGAACATACCGGCACCGTAGGATACCATTTTTTCGCCTGTGGGCTGTACTTGCTTCAGTTGTTGGTATGTGCCGTAGTCGCCACTGAGTGCCTGTTCCAGATTCCCCCAGGGTACACCACGCTGAGCGGCCACCTCACGAATCTTCTGTGAGTATGCCTCCTGCTCTAAGCGTTGACGCTCGATGAGTTCCTTTTTATATGCTTCGGCTGCTTTCTTAACGTCCTCTTTGGATGTTTCACCAAGTCGGAATCCTGCAATGGCCTCGGTCATACCAGTACGGGTACGCTGAAGGTTTACACGGTTGAAAGCGTTAAACGTCGAAAGATTGTCGAGAGCGTCGTATGCTGCCTTTGCTGCCTCCGTGATGGTGTCAATACTTGTCAGGAATCCGCTGATATCGCCAGTATTGAGGGCGTTGAGAAATCCTTTGTACACACCTTCAGCTGATTGGATGGCACGATTCCAGTCGTCCAACTGCGTTTCGTTGGCGAAGAATGCGTCCTTTGCCACTTTCAATGCTCCTGTGACAGCGGCCACCGATACGGCCATGCCGGAGAATGCCTTGGCACTGATACCAATGCCTTTAGTAAAATCGTCGAGTTGCTTCTGTGCATTACGAAGCCCTTTCTCGTATTGATTCGATTCAAGTGTAAGTTTGACTAAACTCTGTGCCATATCTTATGATTTATCTTTTTCTGCGTATGCCTCTGCCAGCTCCTCTTCGATGACTGCTGCGAGGTTTTCGGCTGCGAGGTTCATTTCCTGTGGTGCTACGTTGGTGAACCAGTTACGTGCTGCGATTGCTCCCCTATTGCCATAACGGGTACCTCTTGATACGGTACCGCTATTCAAAAATCTGAGAACAAAATTACGATCTGCGCCATAGTATGTGTCGAGTGCTTCAGTTCTTGCACTTCTGGGTCTTCGGTTACCTCCCCGTTGGTTGGGGTTCTTGTCGAGCTTGCGCTCTCTCATCAACTGATACCTTGCACCCGCTCTCCTGCGCTGAAGGATGGACACGTTACCACCGAGTATCTTTCGATATACGGTAGACTTGACTGCCCGATATGCTTTCCTGGGGTCTTCATCCATCGCATACCTTGCATCCTCGCGCAAACGCTTTGCAGCGTCTTTCATCTCCTCACGAATGATTTTGCGGATGCGGTTTCTCGTATCTTTGTTAGATACGAAAAGCGCAGCCAGAGCCTCATTCTGATTGTGCAATATCTGCTGATTAACTTCAATGTCTATCATATATATATCGTGGATATTGCGGTTTATAGTTTACCGAAGATAAAAAAAACTGCCCGCGATTCACATCGCAGGCAGGGAAGAATAATTTAAATAACAATATTAATATATGAACAAATATATACCTTCAGAACTTGATTGTCGCCATGTCGTTCTGTAGCTCGCGCACTTCTTCCTGAGAGATTGGTATTGTCGGGGATTTTTCCCAAGGGAAGGTAATCCATTTCTCGACTGTCGGCACGGGGTCCTTGCTTCCCATACAATAGTGGGCGTTGTAAGCCACGAGTCGCGCCTGTTCCCATCCGGCATGATGACGGGCGTGGTAGCCCCGGATGATGCTCTTCACCTCCCACCACTTGATGTCGTGAAGGAACTCACGACGGGGGAATCCTATCTCGCCCACGAACATCTGATAGATTTCGTGAGCGGATGTCAGTTTTTTGGCTTATCCTCGTCTTCGGTCGCCTCGGCTGGCGGTTCGGGATTGTTCTTTTTCTCGATTTCGGGTATCTTGAAGAACTCGGCAGCGAGCGAGTCGATGACGGCATAGGCAGCGATTATCTGCTGCACCTCGGCCAGCGAGCGGTTGCCGGTGATGTCCTTCACTTCGAGCGGGGTGTTCTCGTCGGCAGCAGTCACGGCTGCGATGATGAGCGCGATACGGTTCTTCAGCGTCGTAAGGTTCTCTGTAAAAAACGACTTGCCGCTGGTCACCTCCTCGAAGTTCATAATGGTCTGCATGTCGAAGATGACGGGGTACTGCTTGCCGTTGATGGTGATTTCTTTCTTGGTCATAGTTTCTGTGAAAAATGAAATAATGAAAAAAAATGAAATAATGAAAAAATGAAATAATGAAACCCCGCCCGTCGTATGCGATGGGAAGAAAGCATAGTGGCGGACGGGATATGAAGAGAGACAGTTTTCAGCATTTTTATGCGCCTACGGTGTATGGGCCGTAGCCATTCAGCTGAGTGGTATAGTCGGCAGTTCCGAGAGGTCCGTTGATAGTCAGCTGGGAGACGATCACGCTACCGCTGAGTATGATTGCACCAAGGGTACGGTTGTTTGCCCCGCTGGTGTTGGCCACAAAACACTTAACGGGATTGCCCGCCTCCTTGATAGCCTCAATCTCAGCGAGTCCCTGAGCCTGAACAGACGAAGTGATATTGTCACCACTGCGCACGAGTGCGCCTGATGAGATATCCCATGCCAGTTCGGTGGCCTCCTGTACAATCCAATTCCCGTCGGTATCTTTGGTCGTTGCGTCCTCCAAGGTAAGGCTGCAATGGATAGACAAAGTGCGAGCACCGGCCACAACACGACTTGGAGTGGCTGTGTTGTCGCTACCGAGGAACAGGCGAACGTTCTCACCCTTGGTGAAAGCACCTGTGGTGATGGTCTCAACCGTAGGTGTAGTATCGAGAACCTCAATCGCTCCCGTTGAGGAGAATTGGAGAGATTTCGTGCTATTCGTTCTGTTATCAAACTGGAAGGTACAGTCGTTCAGGAAGAACTGACCTCTGCGTGCGAAGGTTGCACCAAGGGCAGTCTGATTGTCGGTGGTGCTTGTCTCATCCCATATCAGCGTGAATGGCGTGAGCGACTTGATGGCTGTCAGCATAGCACCGACATCCGCAACACTCAGCGACTCGACACTGATATTACAACTCTGACTTACAACGGTGGGCAACTGGGCAATACCCACGATGTCCTTATGGTTCGCATTCTCGGTATTGCTTTGATGCGTAACGGTACAGCTGGTGGCCATACCCACTACCTTATACTTCGACGCGGTGGTATCGTAAGTCAGGATTCGAAAGTTTTTACCTTTTAATGTTGCCATATCGTTTCTTAATCTTTAGTGGTTAAATCGACGCGCAGGGAGTACTCGCCTGTCTCGGGATTACGGCCAACGGCTCCGGCTCCATAGTGGCATTCGGCAGGTATGTTGTCAACCATTTCGGCCAATTCCTCCCGCGTGTTAGCGGTCAGCGTGACGGTGCCGTTAAGCAACAGCTCAGCCACGTATGCGGGCTGGTTCTGCTCCTGATTCTGCTCGTCGATTGCTTTTTCTTTGGTCTTACTCATTGTCAATGTCGGTTTCAGATGGTACTGTACATTGATAAGTAATCTGCTGATAGTAGCAGGGTTTCATCCAGTCCCAGGCTATGCCGTTGCTCGAAAGCGAGTCAAGCTCCGGGATGCATCCGTCGGTCGCAGACATTAAGATAATATGATTTTCGACGGCGCGACGAACCTTGCTTATCAGACGCTTCACCTCCTTTGGGGAATCAGCAGCCACGTCGACAGTCGCCTGTACACGGTCTTCACCCGACTCCCATACGCAATCCTTCGAGCCGACTTGGTTCTGAAAACCGTCGTCGGTCACGATGATGTTTGGCAGAGGGGTATTGTCCGCTTCGGCTGGCGGTACCTCGAAGCAGGTCGAGACCACACGGGAGCCGATAGCTTCCATGAGGGCTGTATCTGCACAGATAGCGTCGTAGATTATCTCATCAACTGATTTCATGTTGCTGCATTTAGTCTTTTAGAAAACCATCGGGCAGTCAGCCTTTGCCGGTGCATCGGAGCCGCCCGATGGTCTGAGAAACTATGTTTCCAGAAAGAGGGTGCGAGAGATTTTACGCGCTGGGGTTCACGACCTTCAGCAGCATGAATGCCTGGGGAGTGCCGTTTGCGCCGTTGACCTTACCAGAGAGCTCGGTGATACTGATCTCGGTAGAGAAGACGATGACCGTCTTGTTCTGCTTGGCTACGGCAGCACTTGTTGCGTCAACGGTCTGACGAACGAGGCCGTGCTGCTGGATGGGCAGGTACTGGAACAGACCGATGCCGATGTACTCGTCGGTGTCCTTCACGTACTCCTGCTCGCCGTTCAACGTGTAGTTGATGTGCTTGGTGGAGACGTAGGGATGACCGCAGAGCAGGCCGTTGTCGATGATGGGGTGAGCTGCCACGCCGTCACCCTCGAAGGTGTGCTTCAGCTTGGCCTCCATCTTCGGAGAGATGACTACGCAGCCCTCGTCGTCAAAACCGATCTCGGCAATCTCGGCGAACTTCTCGTCAATCTGGGCACCGATGGTGTTGTCCATTGTGATGGTGCCGGGAGTGACCATAGAGAATGCGCCCTTGTTGCCCTGCCAGTTGGCGTGCGAGTAGTTCTTCTTGGCGAAGTAGATGCGCCATGCCTTCTGAATCTTGTAGAGCACGAATGCCACGAGGTCGAAGGCAGCATTGTCGATGGCCTTGTTAGACACAGCGACAGAGAGAGCAACACGACGGCTCTGCACCTTGATGTTGTCGAAGTCGAGAGCCTGGTCGTTGATGGCTTTAATTTCGCCTACCTCCTCCATCTCAACGTCGTTGATGCTGTAGGGATAGAGCTCGTCGCCCTCAACGCCGGTGACGAACGACTGACCGACGGGGCGGCCCAGTCCGTTCTCCTTGGTGTCGATGATGTCCTCGATGTAGAGGTTGATGGCACCAGACTCGGTGATAGACGAACCGTCGGGGGTTGACTTGGGTGCCAGGGTGGTGGTGGCATCCTCGCGCTTCTGGCGAACGCCCTGCAAGTACTCGCGGTACTGCTTGTTGCGGTCCACCTGCTCACGGATCTCGGCAATGGCTGCCTCGTCCTTTGAGAGCAGAATCTCGCGGCGGTTGTCTTCCAACTCTGAGGTCAGTTCAGCCATTTCGCGCTTCTCTTCCTCGGTGTACTCCTCACGGCGCTCCTTCTCCATCTTGGTGTAGATTTCGCGCATACGGGCCTGAATCTCGCGGTTGCGAGCGGCCTTCTTCATAACTTCTTTCTTTGTCATGATCGTTACTTTTTAAGGGTTTATACTAATGTTTACTAAAAGTCGATTTCCTCGGTTTCGAGGTCGAGCAGGTTCAGGCGCATCCGCATCACGGCCTTGGCCTCGCGTGCCTTGCGCTCCAGTTCCTCGGCTTCGCGCTCTTCCTGTTCGCGCTTCTCCTGTTCAGCCTTTGCAGCGGCTTCCTCTTCGGCCTTGCGCTTTGCCTCGTCGTCGTCACCACCGCCACACTCGCGCTTGTGTGCTTCAATCTGAGCGTCAATCTCGCGCATGATTTCGTCGGCAAACTCACGGGTCACGACGGATGTCTGCTCGTAGGCAGGATGGGTGACGATAGCCACATCAAACAAGCCAGTGGCCTTGCGGACGTGACGCAGCCAAATCTCCTTGCCGTCGGCACTGCGTTCTGCCGTGCGCTCGTAGGTCACGCTCTCCTTGTCGTGGGGGTTGTCGCTGAAGGCGAAGCTCATGCCGGTGATGTCACCGCGTCGCATCAGTTCCAGGGTATCGTTGGCGTTGTTGGTGTGGGGCATGTCGCAACGGCAGGCCATACCAGCAGCCGCCAAGTCGAGTGCAAGGGTGTCACGTTCTGAGTTGCGGTAGCGTCCCAGAATGTCGGTTACTTTGTTGGAGTGGTTCAGATTCAGCACCACGTCCGACCGCTGAAGCAGTTCGGGAGTGATGAAGCCAGCCTCCAGCACTTCATAGACCTCGCGGTCTTCCGACCACGGTGTCAGGTTCACGGAGCGCACACCATAGACGATGGGCATACCAACGATGGTGCGGCTTTCCTGCTCGCCCTCCTGTGGCTCTCTGACTTGCAGGTTGCAAGCCTCGATGGGTACAAATCTTACCTGTTTCATCTTTTTATCTCGATTAAATGATGTTACTACTTATCCAGCATAACTATGCTTGGGGTTTACTGCGCGTCGCAGATGCTTCTCGCGCTGCTTTCGTTGCTGTCGGATTTCGCGCTCCAAAGCGTCGATTTCCTCTTTTGTCGGGTTTGGTGTCATACTTTGCTATATTTTATCGCTTGGGTTTACTATACTCAACCGCTGCGGTTTTCTATACCAAACCGCTGCGGTTTGCTATACTAACTTCATGCGGTTTCCTCGCCCTCCTTTGGCGGTTCTCCCACGGTGTAGTTGCCAGGCTTCAACTGGGTGCTCGCGTCGGCTTTCGCCAGCAGAGCCTTCAGCGTCATCAGGTTGGCACTGGCCATTGGCTCGTCGCCGTTCTCCACGGCAGGCATGTCGTGCTCGGCACGCACCTCGTTGATGGTCTTCGCACCCGTCTGGAGGTTCAGCATGTCCACCTTCGCCTGCGTCTCCTTATCCATGCGCAGCAGGGGCTGTTCGCACAGGTGGAAGCGGTGCTGACCGTAGTCGTAGATGCTCAGGAACTTGCGGAAGCATTCGGCCTCCATCTCGGCTCCGTCGGGGGCTATCGTGCGGCTCAGATACTCCATCGTGGCGTTGGTGTAGGTGGTGTAGTGCGAGTTGGTATCCATCATCAGCAGCGGGCGCGGGGTGGCGTAGAATCGGGCCACGTCGTCGAGGTTCATGTTCAGCATCTCCATCATCTGCATGTCCTGTGCGCTCATGGAGAGGTTCTGAAAGTTCTCCAGCCCGTGCATGCTCACGATGTCCTCGCCTGAGTAGAACTTGCGCTGCATCTCCTTGGCCGTGTTGTTCACCTGCTCGGGGTTCAGCAGTCCGAAGGCCAGTGTGCCTTGTCCCTGGGTGGGTTGTTTCTCGCTGATGATACCCTTGATGCGTCCGCCCTTCGCTGCCGTTTCGAGTGCCAACTGGCTCTCGGTCTTGATCAGACTCAGCGTGTCGATGGCAAACTTCAGCGTGGAGATGCCCCAGAAGCCGTTGCGCTCGCGGTAGGTGTTAGGGAAATGCAGCACGTCGCTCATCGGCACGATGCGGTTCTTTATCAGTCCGCGCTCACCCATGTAGGTGATGGTGTAGGTGTTGGTGCCGAGGTTGTAACCGCCGCACTCTGCCAGCCACAGGTGCACGGGCTCGTCCAGCTCGTTGCGCTCAATGTAGATGAATCCGTTGCCCAGCATCAGGCGGTTCACCGTCACCTGCTCCCACATCGACTGCGCCGACATCATGGGATTGGGCTCCACCTGCAACAGGTAGTTCAGACGGGTGCCAAACGACACATTGCCGCCACGGGGCTTCTGAATATCCAGCACGAAGTTGCCACCCTCGCGGTTGCGCATCTGGTACTGCATCTGCATCTGTCCGATGGTCTTCGCCCTCAGTTCCACGGCACGATAGACCGCCGAGACCGTGAGAGCCACACGCGGATGACCGGCATAGACGATGCGCTCCTCGAACGAGCCGCCACCGTCCTGCTTCTGCTGCTGGTTGGTCGGGTGGTTCGGGTCGGTCGTCACGGGAATGCCTGCCCCCGCCTGTTGCTGAGGTGTCAGGCTCTCGCGCTCTTTGCGTCCGAATCCGAAGAAATTACTTCCGAATAATTCCATAACTATTTGCCTTTTCTATTCGTGCGTTTCGCTGTCTTGGGTTTACTCTCCGTTTCAGCGGCCACGGTACTTGTCGTGTCAGCGTCGGGTATCACCTCCCACCGCTTCAAGTCCAGCGTATCAATCTCTCGGTAGGTCTTGCCGCTCTTCTTACTCTTCAGCAGCCAACCCTTCTCGGCTGTCAGCCGTACCTGCTGGCCGTCTCTTTGTTGCTTGATTACATGTTCCATAATTCTCGTATTTTGTGGGTTCGACAATAGGATGTCCCGCAAGATTTCCTCTTTTTCGGGAGTCCGTTCGTTGATGCAGAAGAAGAAGCGCACGGCATTGCGCAGAAACTCCTCGCCATATTGGTGACTGAGTGGGAATCCGCGTCGCGCCTTTTGCATGTATTCCTCTGCCGTCTTCGTCTCAAAGTGATCTATCCAGGCATGTTTCAGTTGGTGGGGAATGAGTGCCCGCAGTGGCACCGTCTCGCCGTTGCTGTTCACGGCTATGAGCGTTGCTGGCTTCACGGGACAGTGGGGTGTACCAAACTGCAAACCATAGACACCGCCACGCACGAACGCCTTCACATGGTCGTTCTCCGGTATGTCCGTGAACCTCACGCATCGGTTGTCTGCCATCGGCTGTGTGAACCGCTCGGCCATCGGTCGCTCGTCGTAGCGTGTCAGTCCGCTGTCGGTCATCACCCGCCAGTTCAGCAGCACCACGTCGGCCTTCATTGCGGCCATGCAATTCAGGTAGTTCGTCAGCGTCTCGCCCTGTCTGACCTGCACATGCTCGTCCACGTCAATGAATCCAATCCAAGCGTATTCGTGTCCGTGCCGACGGTAGCAGTGAGCATACGCCTCGCATTGCGCCGCCTCCTTGTCGCGCCAGTCGATGACCTCTACGCGCTCATCGTCAAACGTCGGCACGGGTTCGTCGCCCCGTCCGTTGTCGTAGATGAAGAGCCGCTTCACGCCCATCAGCAGGTGGTGGTCTATCCATTCCTGAAGGTATCGCTCCTCCTGTCGGGCTATGCAGCACAGGGCCACGTCCTTGATGCCCATCTCACGCGGCGAAGGCTTCCACAGCGATTCATGCTTGTTCAGCCATGCCTCGGTTTCTTTGTCCTTCTCGCGCCACGACCCGCTCCACATGTGCTCCATTCTCTCGCGGATGTCCACCTGTCTCAGCGTCGCGCCGTCCGTCTGTCTGATGTCTTCCAGGAATGCCGCCCCTGTGTCGTACCAGCATCCTTTGTCGGTGCCGGTCATAATGCCCCAGCAGCGCATACCGTCGTAGTAGTGGATGCCCAGCCTGCGGCACTCAGGCGCATTGATGAAGCACAGCATCGGCCACAGCCGCTTCACCGTCTTCGGGTTGTTCCACCCTTGGTCTATGAAGCCGCAGGCCGTCACCGCCTCGTCAAACATATCGTCGATTGGTCGTTTCAGCAGGATGTCAGAGTCGCAGAGCATGAACGGCCCGTCCATGTGCTGAATCAGCCACTCCACGCTCATCATGTGCTTTGCGCTGCCGAAATGTGCCAGTCTGTTCTCCGCGTCGTTTTTCTTGTTCGGCCACTTTGCCAGTTCCGCGTCGAAGTCCACCAGTTGCCCCCGTGAGTTGTCGATAATCTCCACCTCGCCCAGAGTCTTCCGTGTCTGCTCGTCAGCCAACAGCCCTGCAAACGGCATCGCATCCCGTCTCTTCCCATCTGCCAACGCCGCCTCGCACGAGTTCTCGAAGATGACCACACGGTAATTCCCTCCACCCTGTTTCCTGATGGAGAGCACCGCCGCCTTCGTCAGCTCCGGCGTGTTATAATGTACAATGCAGATGGTCTTTTTCATTCGCTTTCGTTTTCTGTTGGTTCTGGTGTAGGCTCTGGATCGGGTGTCGGCTCAGGGTCAGACGTAGGTGTCGGAGTCGGTTCAGGTTCCGGCGTTGGCTCCACGATATTCACCTGCTGGTTAGCCAACTCGGTTGCCGTGATCTGAATCTGATTCTCCTGATAATCCTCCTGGAACGAAGTGATCTGATACCATTTTCCATTATACCTAAGCAGGCACCAGCGGTCGAGCTGCTTGATGAAGCGGCAACGGAACATCACGGTGTCGTAGGCATCCAGCGCACCCTCACGCATCGCCTTCACGCCCTTGTTGAACGTCTCACCCATCCAGAACGTTCCAAGTATCTCATACTTCGGCTGTCCTGACTTGCCGAAGGTCGCGCTCTCGTCGGTAGCACGTTTCGCAACCTGGACGCGGTATTTCATCATTCCTGTTGAATATGCCATTATGCTTCGGTCTTGAAGTAGTCTTCGTAGGGTGTCCAGTCTATGCCGTCCTTCTCCTGCCAGCCTGCGGAGAGACAAGTATTGATGTGCGCCACGGCATGCAGGTAGAAGTCGTCGGCATCCTCCATCGTCTCAAAGGTGTGATAGACGGGTGTGCCGTCTTCTTTCTCACCCATCTTGAAGGTGACGGGCAGCGTTGCACCTGGCTT